TTTTATAGTCTCCTTGCTTTTATCATGTTGTAGTTTAAACCACTCATACCACATCCTGATTTCTAGGACACTGAGTTGCATTACTTCTTCAATGCTTTTGTGCAATGTCTCAGCAATTCGAAACATTAGCTGGAGTTCAGTGTCCTCCTTTAGTTTTTTGCGAGTTCCTCGTATTCAGTAGTTGCATTGTTTAACTCTGCACAAACCTTTAGTAATATACTTGGGTCTGCTTCATTCATTAAAGTGCTTTTGTCCATTCTAGTAAACATTGGTTTTCCATCTGGATCCATTGCTTTTAGAATAAGACTTTCCACTAGTGCTTCTACTGTTTTATTTTGTTGTTGTAAAGCAATAATTTTACTTTCAACAACAAATGGATACGCACCCTTATAATAGATATCTGTTTTCCATTCGGGAACAGTTATCTTTTTTAAGCCACCTGCTAGTCTTTCTTTGAAGTGGCCTGTAATGTTATTCATTACGGTCATAGTTTATATCTCCTTGTTGATATCTCCCTAACGGTAGGCCCTATTATACCATTAGGTGCTTGTTTTGAGTGGCCTTCTTCTAAATGGACAATATAGGGAACACGATTGACAACACTCTTCATCTTGAAGCGTGAGTCTAGGCGCCAACCACGTCTTGCCTGTCCTTTATCTATAGGAGTTTTTCCACGAGCAACTCCTAAAATATCATTTGCCACCCTGGTAATGAAAGAATCTTTTTCTCTTTCAAGACTCCTCATCACCTTACGGGATCCTAGTATCCTAATCGTTAACACAATTACGCCGAACCGATAGCTAGTGCGCCAGTTCCTTGGAAGTTAACAGTTGCCGTAACAAGGTCATCATACGATGCTGTTCTTGATACGGATGTAGTAATAACAGAACCTGTAAACTTCTGTCCTGTTGAACCATCTGGATAAAACTCTATTGATAGAGCTCCATCTTGTGCTGGATCAAAGGCGTTTGTTGCAGTAGAATGAGTTGAATCATATACTACTTCCATTGATCCTGTGAACTGATGTAGTCCACTTTGGTATGTTCTTGCCGCATCGCCCATAACTGTATCTTCAATCACATCTTTTGAATGTTCAACAGTCCAGGAACGAACTTCGGCAACGGTGATAACACCAGCTGAGTCTGAGCTAGTAATATCGACTTTTCCGTTTTCTCCGGTAAATGTAGCCATTTTAGTTCTCCTTTTTAGCTAAATCATCGTCAGAAAATGTCCAGTTGTCTTCCGAACATTCATTATAAGAATGATCAGGTTCATCACAACTAATGCAAGGCTTTTCGTCCTCAGCACTAACTGTTTCTTCGCCTGATAATTTTACTTCATCCTCCGATGTTGTTGAAGTCACTTGGGCATCTGCACTGATTTTATCTTTTTTGCTTTTGCGTTTCCGTGACTTTTTTTCTGGTTTAGGTTGTTCTTGACCAACGATGGTCCAACCCTCACCAAGAAATCGTTCTACACGATCAGGTTGTATACTAACTTGCTGACCGTTGTTATCTATCATTTGTGTATATTTTGTTACACCCATTATACTACTCCTTTGCTAAATGAATAATGCACTTCTGCAACCATCGAAAACTCGCCTAAGGGCGGAGTTCTCTCAACTATTTCAACCGAAGTTACGTGAGTTGTAGCCGCTCTGGCAGTAGCCAATTCTCTATTCCGAGTAGTGTTCAATGCTTCTTCTATGCGTTCAATTAAATTATTTCTTTTTTCGTCTACAGATTGAACAGACCCTTTCCTGCCATCTGAACGCACAAAACCTCTAATATTAATTTCAATAATGCCACGTCTATAACCGCCCATGGCTTGATCTTCTCTTGATTCGTTTCCTGAAGTTACTAATAAGGCAGGGAATTGTGTCATTGCTAGTTTGTCAACATCGAATGGTTCTCGTGTCACAAATACTGGGCGTGGAGGACTCACATCCTTCAAGACATCAATAATGTTTGTTGTTATAGATTCTCTATTCGACATTTACCTTACCTTTTAAGGCGTAGGTAATGCGTAGGTTCTCTTTCGGAGTTGTCAACTGTTCCAGAACTATCTGCATCATACTCTACACCATCTCTTAATACAAGGTCTAATTCTCTCTCGTATTCTTGTCTGTAAAATTCCATTTTTCTTTCAAACAAATCTTGATCTGGCTCAAATTTAGCCAGTTTAGGGTAGATATGGAAACCAAGTGCATTATAACACGTGGCTCGAGTTAGCTGACTTGCTGTGTATAAGTCATCATCTGGTTCACTTGCATTTGTTGTTAATCTTGTGATATCATACTTACCAATCATATAAGTAGGCCACCATCGTATACGCAGGTCGCGAAATACGTCATTCTGTGCTTTAGTTATTTCTGAAGAAAATTCAGGAATACCAAAATCTTGAATGTCTGGTTCATATTCTTGAATGTCTGATATCGTTGCTAGTGTTGGCATATTAGGATACTGTCCTTTTTAATTGCTCGAAGTCCTTCTCCGACCAAGTTTTGTTTATAGTATTATTTATCGTATTGGTGTAATACCAGCTTCATTTACCGGAAAACGGAGTAGTAGATAAAAAAAGGGCGATCCCTATGCGAAAGAACCGCCCTTAATTATAAATTGACCACTAAATCAATTTTAAGTTATACTAACCTTATAGGTTTGCATCACCCATAATACCTACACCGTAGCCGTCGATAATTTCACCAACACCATAAGCACAAGATCCTACAATTTCTGTAGCTCTTAAACTTGCGTCACGTTGTTGTTCAATTTTCGCATTCCACTTCCACATGATACCTAAAGCATCTCTTGAGAAAGCCGCTCCAACATAAGCACCTGCTGAGTCACCTGTTACACAAGATGATTCGAAAATTTGCATTCCTGCAACTGTTCCAACGTATCCTGTTCTTAGGGCTTCGTTTGCAAGGTCCGTATTATTCATTGGTGTGTTACCGTTACCTGCTAACAAACTTTTTAGTTTGAATGCTTGGTAAGGATGAACTACCGCATAATATGGTCCTGGTGCATTGTTGTTTCTTAATGTAGCCGCCGCTGAGAAAAATAAGTCAACGCTAACTTCTGCCGCGCCTGATCCTACAGAATTTGAAAATCCTGAGAAAAGAGCCGCTAAATCATCGTCTACTTTTTTCGCCATTGCGTCACCTAACTGACGTCCGATCGCACTTGCAACATCTTGACTTGCACTTACGTCTGCTAAATCAGTTAATGTTACCATAGCACCAACTTCAGCCGCTGTGATTGTTTTCTCAGTGGTGTTGAATGCTGTTGCTGTCGAGATATCGTCGCCGTCTACTAATGCCGCCGCCGCGATTGCTGGGTAAATTGGAACTTGTGCCACTAGGCCCGGAGTTCCGGTATTATCATAGTTTCTTACAAGAGGTCGAATCACAGTTCCTTCAGAAAGTGTGAATTGAGCCGCCTGAACTATGTCACTATAAAGCTCGGATATTACCGCCGCTTCTACTTCATTTGCCATTTTCAGTCTCCTTTAGCTGTTATAAGCAAGTATCAGTAAACTTAAATGTGTATGCCTTTCGCTCGCATTACTTTTGCATATTGCTTACGATGTTCTGCATTACTCATATCAAGTTTTGATACATCGTTGTCAACCAAGTTATCTTGCTTGCCTATTCCTTGTCCAGTTCCAGAACCACTTGGTCCTGCTGTAACAAAGTGTGGGTTTGCTGTGAGAAACTCATTTACCAACTTAGACACTTTTAGTGGGTTACCACTTTCATCATATCTAACTTGTCCATTTTGATCTGTTACATCAACTGTGCCACCTTCATTAAGTTTAAGTTGACCTTTTAACAATTGAACCACTTGCTGTGGGTTAATTGCTTTCTGGCCACTAGCTTCATTAAGAAGTGCACCGTCTACTTTAATAGAAGTAAGTTCGCTTTCATACTGTTGAATTTTGCCATTGAATTTCTCCGCCTGCTCTTTCAACATTTCTTCGAACTGCCCACGCTTTTTCAAATCTGTTTGACGTTGCGTTTCTTTTTCTTCTACTAACTCTTTGTAAAGATCTAAGTCAACGCCTGAATATTTCTTTTCAAACTTTAACTTTTCTCTTGCCACTCTATCTGCAACAATACGATTTACGTCTTCTTGCGAGTGTGTGTTATCTTGTTTCTCAGATACTTGTGTATCTACCTGCTTTTCACCTATTTCTGGTTGAGCATCAGTTTGCTCAGGTTGTTTAACCGCTGTGTTCTCTGCGTCCATTTATCTACCTCTTTGTTATTGGTTGAGTTCTACCACCTGCCCTCTAATAGCAGTATGTAATGTTATTTATACTAAATGAGCATAAACCGTTAATTTAACGGCATTAAGACTACTATAAAGTCATTTGATATTGTCTTGCCCAATCATTACAAGCTAGGGCAGGAGTTTTTCCTTTGTTATGACGTCTTAAGCCTTCAATTTTATGTTCTGTTGATTTTAAATTGTTTTCATACATTGTTTCAAAGACATTGTTATCTAAATTTTGTTGTTGCCATTCTCTAATAGGAGCAGTCCATCCTGTTTTTTTCTTATTAATAATATTATCTGTTAGTAATCCTTTATAAGCAATCTTAGGTAATAGTTTTGTATCGGCTTCAGTTGCACCTATTTTATCTTTAGTATGAATAGACATAGCATAGTTAATAAACATTTTTGTTGCTAGAGGAAATCGCCCTTCCATAGAATATTGCATACCATAACGATCATTTCTTCTAAAAAATTCTTCAGGACATTGTCCAACAATATCTAACATCATATATGAAGCAACATTATCCGTTTCTACTTGCAAACTTTCAGGAAATGTTGTTTTTATTAATTCATCTATAACATCATCATATGAATATTCCATCTTAGGAAGTTTTAAAGGAGCACTTAATCTAAACATCCATTGTTTAACTATTTGTCTCCAGTCTTGTTTAGCATTGCCAAATTGTTTTCCTAGTTTATAGTATTTGGGATATCCTCCTAATACTTCGTCACCTAAATCACCAGCCATAGTTACTACAATACCCTTTTCAGATAAAAATTTATTTGTGTAATTATACATTGGCAAACTTAGATTATATACAGGCTCTTCCATATAATAAACTGCATTGTCCCAGTTATTAACGTAAATGTCAGGAGTTATTTTTATTACTTCATGATTAAACTTGTCTCTTAATGCTAACTCTAATGCACAATCATGATCACTATTAAAATCCTCATGAGTTATTTTAGGCATTGGATGAATCATGTTTGTAAATGTTCTTGCAGAGCCTTTAATTTTGTTTAGTTCGTATGCTATTGCACTTGAGTCTAAGCCCCCAGATAAAAATACACCTATTTCTCTTTTTCCTATACTACACATTTTTACAGTTTTATTCATCATGTGTCTAAATTCAAAAGGATCAAATTTATAATCTGATGTTGCTCGTGGAAGAATTCTTTTTACTTGTTTTAATGTGTTATGGTGTAAATTATAACATAATGTTTCTCCAGACATTACTTTTTTAATTCCACTAAAGAAAGAATGACTAGTTACATTTAATCCTGACAAAGAAAAACAAGACATTGCCATTGGATCTATTTTATTACTATTAGGAACTTTATCTATTAATCCTTTTACTTCACTGCCAAACACTAACCCTTCTTTTATTTGTGCATAGTATAAAGGTTTTATTCCTGCATGGTCTATTGACAAATATAATTTTTTATATTCTTTATCATAGTATGCAAGTGAATGCATCGAGTCTATTTCATTTAAGAAAGCAATACCTAAATTGTCAAGGCCCCAAGCCAGCAATTCAGTATCACAATCTGTTTTAGGAATAAAATTATAATATTTTTTTAATAATTCATAATAGTTAAAGATTTCTCCATTATAAATTAAAATATTTTCTTTGGGGGTAATATATGGTTGTTTAGATAAATGGGGTTTATCTGTAATTGCTAATAGATTATGAC